GAGGAGTTCGTTGCCGGGCTCTCTCCGGAAGAGCTGGTGCGCGGGAAGCTCAAGGACCGCAACGGGAAGTTCACCGGTCGGCCTCCGGCCTGGGTCCCGCACGAGTTCCACCGCGCGTGTATCCGCGAGCTCATGCGCCGGGGCAAGGAGCTCTGGCAGACCAACTACCTGGTGGCTATTGAGGCCATGACCCAGGTCGCCGCAGGGAAAGTGCCCGGCGCCAAGGTCAGCGACCGCATCAAGGCCGCTGAGTTCGTGATCGAGCGCCTGGAAGGCAAGACGCCGGACATCGTGGTGCTCGCGGAGGACTCGCCGTGGAAGATGGTCATTGACGACATCGTGGCGCAGGTCCCGGACGAGGCCATCACCGCTGCCAAGAAGGCCCGGCACGAGCTCCTCGGCGCCGAGCTGGAAGACGTGGTGGACGCGGAGATCGTCGAGGAGGAAACCCCTGTCCCTCCCCGGCGCCGTCGTGCCGCAGCCCGGAGGGCAGACCGATGAGTGTGCGGCGCTGGCTGGCTCTGCTGGCTCTGCTGGCCTGGAGTGCGTTCTGGGTCGTCGTGGGCGCATGCGTGGTCGTGGTGGCGGTGTCCGGATGACCACGCTGGGGGAGGCACTGGCGCTCACCATGCTGGTGGGTGCGGCGAACTGGGATGCCACGCCGGAACAGCGCGAGAAGCTCCGGACACGTCTCACACCGCTTCTCCAGCGGTACAAGGAAGATGGGAACGAGGCTCACATCCGCGCGGCCCTCCGGGACGTGATGGGCGTGCAGTGGAAGCCCACGGGAGACTGGGCCACCTTCCTGAAGGAGGAACAGTGAAGCACCACACCAAGAAGCTGGCGACCAAGATGGAGGAGGTCGCGAAGCAGCTCGCACAGCAGAACAAGGACGCAAAGAAGCGCGATCGCCGGAAGCGCCAGCAGGAACGACGAGAGAGGTACAACACCGTGAGCAACGTCCACGAACACACCCTGAGCCCCGGCTGTTGGTGTGAGCCCATCATCATGCACGTCGGCCCCGACGGGAAGACCACGGTGTCCACGGCTCGGGAAGCCAGTAGGCTGGCGCACCTGGGCATCACCGACGTCACGGTCAACCCCAGCGCGCCCCCGCAGGGGAGGTGAACACCATGGGTGGCAAGCCGAACCCCGGAACCCCGAAGGACAAGCGGTTGAAGGAGAACCGCAAGTCCAAGAAGAAGAAGTAGGAGGAGCTATGCGCGGTCACTCGCGAGCCATGTTCCAGTGTCAGTCCGTCACGCAGGAGTCGTGGAGCAAGGACGTGCGCAAGTACGTCTTCCAGGCGTCCTACGACGAGTCCATCCCGGAACACCAGCGCTTCGCCAAGTACACGCCGTCGGGGCGGTTGGAGATCACGGTGGACAGGCCGGAGATCTCCTACGACCTCGGGGAGTACTACTACCTCGACATCAGCCCGGTAGCGAACCGAGGGATGGAGTAGACCATGGCCAAGACCCCGGAGCAGAAGGCTGCCGATGACCTTCTGGAAGAAGCCGTCCACGCGGTCAGGAAGGCCTACCCCACTGTGCTGCCGGAGGAGTCCATGATCGTGGACTACACCGTAGTGGTGGAGGGCATTCGCTTTGATGACAACGGAGACAGCTTGACGGACATCGGTCTCGCGTTCCGGGGCGGCCAGTGTCGGTCCACAGTGGTGCTGGGTCAGCTTGCACTGGCTCATGACTCCATGATGGACACGTTCCAGGACACGGAGGACTGACCGTGGCGTACGTCATTGACAAAGGACGCCTGTTCGCGAAGGTGGCGTACGCCCCGAACCCGGCGCAGCGGAGGATCCACGAGTCCACAGCTCAGATGTTCGTAGCCGCATGTGGGCGCCGTACCGGGAAGAGTACGGCGGGCGGTCATGAGCTCCTCCCGGAGGCTTTCAAGGCCTACCTGAACCGCAGCCAGCTGGAGGACCAGGGAGTACGCTCGGAGTTCTGGATCGTTGGCCCGGAGTACTCAGACAGCGAGAAGGAGTTCCGCACCTTCTACAACCAGGCCAAGCGACTCCAGCTCCCCTTCGACAGACCGGGCACGTACTACAACGCGCGCGGCGGCGACATGCAGGTGAGCCTCTGGGGCGGCAAGTTCCTCGTGCAGGCCATGAGTGCGAAGTACCCGGACCACCTGGCCGGTGAAGGTCTGCGGGGCGTCATCATGGCAGAGGCGGCCAAGATGAAGGAGCGCATCTGGACGCAGTTCATTGCACCGACGCTCCTGGACTTCAACGGCTGGGCCAAGTTCAACAGCACGCCCGAGGGCAAGAACTGGTTCTACCGCTACTTCATGAAGGGCGTGGCGGGTGACGAGGGCTGGGCCAGCCTGCGCGCGCCCTCCTGGATGAACACGGCCATCTTCCCGGAGGGCTACAACTCTCCCGGCATTCAACAGCTTTTGCGCGACCTGCCCTCGGAGATGTTCAACCAGGAGATCGCGGCCAAGTTCAGCGAGTATGTGGGCGCGGTGTTCAAGGACTGGGATGACGAGTGGCACGTCCGCCGGATGAACTACGACCCGAACCGCCCGGTGTACGTCGCGACGGACTACGGCTGGACCAACCCGACGGTGCTGCTGTTCATTCAGGTGGACGTCTGGGATCGCGTACACATCCTCAGCGAGTACTACCACACGCATAAGTCCACGGACGACATCATCAGCGACCTGCGCAAGGGCGTGTACGACCAGCGTCACCCCCAGCTCGTCGCCGCAGCCCGGCAGTTGTTTCCTGACCCGGAAGACCCGAAGACCAGTGCGGCGCTCGCGGAAGCGTTCCGCTGGCGCATCCAGGGCAACACGGGTGGGGAGCTGAAGATCCGCCTCAACCTGATGCGCAAGTGGCTCAAGGATGAGAACGACCATCTCCCGCACAGCCACGAGGACCGGCGTCCCCGCACCACCGTGGATCCCAGTTGTGTCAACTTCATCCGGGAGGCGGCGGCCTATCGCTATCCGGAGACCACCAAGGAAGCGGGCAGTGTCCTCCCGGAACACCCGCTCGACAAGGACAACCACTGCCCGGAGGCGTGGGGACGCTTCATGCGCGGGCACTTCGGTGATGAGGCCCTCGGTGGGGCGCCCACGCTGCACAAGGCCAAGGTGACGCGTCGCCGCCGTGCAGGCGTACGCCGGTAGACTACGACCGACGAAGGAGGACGCTGTGACCGCACCGGGTGTCTGGACCCAGTACAGCAACATCGAGCCCCTGCTCGGGCAGCTGCCCGGCTGGGTCCCTGAGCAGGACAAGTTCCGCGTGGCAAGCTACCTGAAGTACGATCAGATCTACTGGTCCTCCGAGGAAGGTTTCGAGCAGATCCTCCGTGGGGACAACGAGAACCCCATCTTCCTGCCCACCGCGCGCACGCTTGTGAACACGCTGCACCGCTACACGGCGCCGGGCTTCACCTTCCGCATGGAGGGTTCCACGGGCGACGTGAAGGTGTGCACGATGGCTTTCAATAGCCTCTTCCGCCGAGAGCAGTTCTACAGCAAGTTCACCGGCTTCACGTTGGACGGCGGCAAGCTCGGCGACGCGCTCATCCACCTGGTGGCCGACCCCAGCAAGCCCGTGGGGAAGCGGTTGCGCATCACGGTGGTGGACCCGTCCGCGTTCTTCCCGGTGTATGACCTGGAGGACCCGGAGAAGCTCATCAAGATTCACCTTGCCGAACAGGTGCAGCGCGGGAACGACACGCTGGTGAGCCGCCTCACCTACGAGAAGGTGTTCGGCGACGACGGCAGCACGCTGGGCATCATGCGCAGCCACGCGTTGTTCAAGACGGAGAAGTGGTGGGAGCTCACGCAGGCCGAGGAGGTCATCCTCGCCCCGGAGATGCTGCCTCCGGAGATCCAGGCCTTCCCGGTGTACCACTACAAGAACGGCGACCCCACGCGGCCCTTCGGCAGCAGCAGCATGCGCGGGCTGGAGACGGTGTTCGCGGGCATCAGCCAGGCCATCAGCGACGAGGACCTCACGCTCGCGATGGAGGGGCTCGGCGTATACGCCACCGACGGGGGACCGCCCGTGGACGAGAACAACAACGAGGTGGACGTCATCCTCGGTCCGGGCCGCTTCATCTCACATGCCAACGGTCTCAAGCGCATCAACGGCGTGGGCAGCGTCACGCCCTACGGCGAGCACATCGAACGCCTCCAGGACGCGGCATACACCAGCGTGGGCGCCAGCGACGTGGCGCTGGGTAAGGACACCACGGCCGAAGCGGGCATCGCCTTGCAGATCCGGCTCGGGCCCATCATGGCCACCACCGGGCGCAACGATCAGGAGCTCGTGGACCTGTTCACGCAGTTCTTCTATGACCTTCAGTTCTGGCTGGCGGTGTACGAGGAGCTGCCGCTCCTGAACGGCTCCGGCGCGGAGGCTCTGCCGAAGGTCACGGTGCTTCCGGTCATCGGACCCAAGATGCCGGTGAACCTCACGGAGGTCATCAACCAGATCGTGGCGCTGCGCAACTGCGTGCCTCCGGTCGTGAGCCTGCGCACCTCCCACGCCCTCCTCCGCGCAGCCGGGCTGGCCATCCCCGAGGACGAGCTGGTGATCCTCGCGAACGAGGCAGCAGGCGTGCTGGACCCGCTGGGGGAGCCCAGCCCCACCGAGGACACGGCTGGCGAGGACCGCGCCGAAGAGGAGCTCGGGGTATGAGGATCCTGGATCGGGGGGAGTATCCCGAACACCACGCGCTGAGGCTGGAGAGCCGTAAGCACGAGCGAGGATGCCGGGCTTGGCTCCGGATCTATCCGCCCAGGTTCCTCCTGCCGGGTGTGCGCCGCCCGACGGGATGCGCGTACTGGCACGGGAAGATCGATGAGGCCACTCGTCCGTGGGGGTGGGGAGGGGTGCGGCCATGACCGACGCCTTCGCCCACTTGCCGCTGACGGAGTATCTTCACGCCGAGCGGTCGGTGCTCAACCGCATGGTGGTGGACCTCCTGGACGCGCAGGCTGACCTGAGCCAACGCCTGCTGAAGCTGGCTGCGCGGAACGGTGGGGTGGGGGCGCAGGTCCGTGCGACACAGCTCAGCCAGATCAATCAGCAGCTCTCGTTGGTGCTGAAGGACCTCTGGAAGGAGCTCGGCGACGAGATCATCGTCGGGGGCCAGGAGATTGCCGATGCGGCCAGCAGCGTGCAGGCTGTGACGGACCGGGCGCTGTTCGCCAGCGCTGGGCAGGCTCTCCCGGAAGCGGTGGCACGCGGTGA